CCCCTTTGCCAAATCCAACCGCACTCCATAGGAAGTTCCTGCTGACGGCAGTGCCAGCACTGTTCCTGAAGATTACGTCGAAGCCCGTGCTCGTGACGTTAGTGACGTTGAAAAAATCGCCTTGTGACAGGTTTTGCGCTGTGATGCCGATGCTAGGCAGGCTGGTATTGAGGCCACCCAGTACCGAGGTGCCAGTAAAAAACGGCTTGTCGAACGTAACCGCATAGCTGGCTGCACCACTGGTAAGTGCTCCAACCGACTGCTCAGTGCGCCGCTGGAAGGTGGCTTCATAGCCAAGCTGGTCGATCAGGATGTTCTGCGCTGGGTTGCTGCTGCTTAGCTCAGCCTTGAACTCGAAGCCGCGACCAAGGAACGTGCCATTGACAAACTCCTGCCAGCTCGACCATGTAGGTGAGCTAGCGGGGTTGTCTGGTGTGCGGCGTAGGTAGAGCTTGGCATTCACTTGGTCGATGATGCCGCCATCCCAGTCAGACCATGAGTCCACCTCTGCGGTGCGGCTGTCTACGAGATCATTGGGGAAAAAACCAGCGGTAACAAAGAAGCGGCTTAGGTCAAGTGAAAATACGGCGCCAAGATCAACTGCATTGGCGAACTCATAGGTGCCGACTTCCTGCACGGCACCTGGATAATCCATGCTGCTGAGCAGATCTAGATCAGCAATGGAATCAAATAAGATGTCACCATCAAGCACCAGTGCATCGAACTCATCGCTGTAGAACACATCAGTTTTGGTTCCTTGATAGGGCGGCGAATCTGCATCCTCGCGCCGGCTCTGCACTAAAAGGTTGCCCAGTGCATCAGGAAAATCAACAATCACGCTGGTTTCTGTTGGGCTTTGACGGCCACCGTCATCTTCAAACTTGACCAGGATTTCACCTTCAACCAATGGCACAATTGCTTCAGTGCTAACGCCAGCTATTGCAGGTATTAGGTCAACACTATTTGACCATGTACCCGTGCCATCGGTCAGGTTAGTGTGGCGAATGTGAACACGTCCGCCAACTTTTACGTCAAGATCAACCGTTGCATCCCACCGCAGGCGGGCACTGTTGGCGCTGATTGCTTCAATTGTTAGGTTCTCGATGTTGCCAGGTACTTCGGTCTTGCCAATTAAGTTAAATGTTGCTATAGCCGGGTTGCTAACACCGCCGATGCTGTTGATTGATTGCACCTTGATTTGCAGTGTGCCAGCATCCAATCCTTCAATCCGAGTGCTAGGGCTGTTTGTCTCGATCTGTGACCAGTTGCTATTGTCCAGGCGATAAATCACCCTATAGGATTGCACCAGTTGCAGGGGAGGCACCCAGCTCAGCTCAAATGCTGTGCGGACGTTTTGACCGTCTGTGTATAGGTGCTCAATGCCGGTCAGGCTAGTAGGTGACTGAGGCAGTGCGGAAAGATTGGTAATGTCCCGCGTTGTTAGCTTGATGTTTGATTCAATCGCTGCATAGATGCTGCTGTTGTAAGCCAGTGCCGTGCAACCATAAATGCCATCTTCAGCTTCGGCAACGCTGATGATACGGAACTGCTGCGTTTGCAATCCGGTGTCTTGAATGATCCAGATGCTTTGTGCATTTGGTGCCTCGCTAAATGCACTGCTAACTGTGACCACACTGCCGCTGAGGCTGCTGATGTTCCGCGCCTCGACTAGGCCAGTGGGTAGCAGGACGCTGATAGTAGGCGAGCCGCCGAGCGTGATACCTGTTGCATCGTCTACTGTCACCGTGGTGGTGGTTGCCGTCGAGATGCGACCGCCGCGCCTTGATCCTGCCCTTAGCGGATCTGCCACGTCAATAACAGTGCCAGGTCGTAGCACAATGCCTGAATCAATTGAGACTGAGAATGAGCAGGTTTCTGTTAGGTTTTGCTCTGATAGCAGCGCCCACTTGCCAGCGCGATGCGCTTGCCCCTGCGAGTAGCACCCAACTGCCTTGATGTCTTTATTAATAATGCCGTACTTTGCGACAGCTACTGCATCCTCTACATATTCAAAGGACACCTCACCTAAGTTGTCGTAACTTTGATATGCAACCGTGGCAGTAGTGTGTCGTGCTTTTTGTGATGAACCGCTGTAATTAAAAATGCCATCACCTACGTTGGCTGGAGTTAGCAGGTATTGCGGATCTGACGGCTTGTCCTGTAATACCACCATTGAACCAGCGCCGTAGTAGGCAATCCCACGGAACAATGCAACGAACTCCTGGATGACGTTATAGACCTCATCCCTGCTGTTTAGTAATACGTTACAGCTAAACCGTGGCTCTAGGCCGCCGCGTCCATCACTGACCAGCTCGTTGCAGTATTGGCTGATGGTAAAGAAATCATACCGATCCAAGTTGCTAACAGGAATTGACGCGCCATAGCGGGTGTTGGTCAGCAGATCCCATAGGCACCATGCAGGATCTGATGTCCAGGTAGCAGCACCAAAGCTGCCATTCCATACACCGCTGTATGTAATACGGCCAAGGTAAGTGGTCGTATCAACAGTGGCGTTACTGGGTAGCTGCACCTTGATGCCGCGCACCAGATACTTACGGGCGGGGATGCCTTTAAACTGACGACTGTCAAAGCGTAGTCCTACGAGAGCACTGTTGGGATACCTAAACTTTTCATCAATAATTTCTGTATAGCTGTACCAAAATGTACGGTTTTGATAGCGGGCGCTAGTCTCGTCTGCACTGATGCGCTCTAAGCGAATGTCAACAGGAAACGCACCAACAAGGTCAATGATATAATCACGCTGGTAGGAGTTAGTAGTCTTGCCGCTAATTGTGTCCTCAAAGATCGTTGTATAGCCGCCGCCGTTATACTGGACTCTGCAGCGGATGCTGACGGTATGGCCGATAATGTCGCCATCGTCTTCGATGATCTGCAGTGATGGCACCTGCACCGTGATGCGTGCGCGATCCACGTCTGAGTCTGTAATCTGCCGGGTGACGGATGCAGCAGCCGTAATCTCAACGCTGACAGCTTGCTCTGACTCGATGCCGTTGGTGTCAGGGATGTAGCTCTGAGCTTGCGTGCCGGTGCGGGTGACCACGGTGTAGCCGGTAAAATTATCCGTACCGCCACTGCTTTGAACTGGCGTGCCATCCAGGTAGATGCCCTGCACTCCGTCTTCAATGCCTTGGATTTCGCCCTCACTGATTAGGTCGAGGACGCTGGCAAACTGAACGGATTGCAGGCTGTCATCAGTCTCTGACGGAACATGGGTGCTACCGCCGCCGCCTTTGCCGCCGCCGTCACCGCCTGCACCTTGCACCACTCCAAGGCCAGCATTGTGGACACGGATGCCGCCTGCAATAAATGTGTGATGCCCCTCGACGGTTAAGTTGTAGACCGTGCCAGCGGGCAGTTGCTCGCGGCTGACAATAGGCCGCAGGTGGTTGCTCTCGTCGACCAAGCAATCATCAACACCAAGGCTACCGATAGCAACAAAAGCATTGAACTGATTCAGCACCCAATGGTTTGGCGTTGCGTCCAGCGATGCACCGCCCCATAGCTGATAGCGATAGACGCGCTCGTTTAGGTGCTCATGCACCTTCAAGATCGTCGCATCGTGCAGCGTGCCTTTGTCGTCGAAACTTAGGACTTGATCGCCAGCTTGCAGCTCATCAATGCGGCGCTGCCCATCAGGCGTGCGTACCAGCGTATGCCCCAGGAAACAGCCACCGCCGCCACCGCCGCCGCCTGCACCTTGGATTTCGATCATTGTCATTTCAGTTGCGCCACGTCAAGGCCGCTAGATAGAACAGCCGACCCAACAAAAGCACGGCCATACACCAGTGGGACTGGCAATCCTTGCTTACTGGTATTGACAATGCTGCTAAAGCTGAATGATTCCAAGCGTGCTGCTTCTTTACCGCGTTGCAAAGCCGAGATGTCCGGTTGCGGGGACAACAACTGAGCCACACCGCCAAGAACAAGGGTAGCGCCAATGCCTTTCACAGCCGCAAATAATCCTAAGTTTTTAGCAAAAGCTGCACCAAAAAAGCCTGCGCCTCCTGCAAAAGCTAGCGCCACCAATCCGATCCCGAGGATAACCCGACCAACTCCACCACCAGCACCCGCTACCACCGGAGCAATGCTGAACACGTCGCGCTCAGACCACGGCAACACCGCCAAGCTGGCGTCCTCAGGCGTGATGCGCTCTTTACCGACAGCAACGCGGAAGCCCATCCCGGTTTGCTCAGAGTC